GACAATTTTGTTCAAGCAAATCTTTATAAGGCATTGCTCTTAGTGATAACAAACAATCAGCACTTATAAGTGTATCACCAGTACCAAAAAACGTATTACCAAATTCTTGGTCAAATTGTAATTGACTAGTATTTGATATGGTCTGTTTTTTCCATTCATCATCTCTGCCAGGAACATCCCACCAGTCTACTCTAAATGATTTAAATTCATTTGTACCTTGTACAGCACCTTCCCAGATTTTGTGAAATTGATTACCAATACCATTGGCAGTAGATGTGATGATTACTTTTGTATCTTTACCGGCAGATACCACAGGATATGTAGATGTGTAAAATTCTGAGGCTCTTTCTACAAATGCAAACTCATCTAAATAGAGAAGGTTGACAGACATACCCCGTATAGAGCTACCAGAAGTAGCAGCAGCGATAATGCGTGAGTTATTGCTAAACTCCAATGAACCTTTATTAAGTGCTTTTGAACCCGGTTGTAAAAAGAACGGAATGTTTTCCAACATAAGCGTGATGCGAGATAACATTTCCCGAGCAGTTGCCCCTTTGTTCGCAAGAACCGCAATTGTTTTTTCCGGATTAAAGAGCGCGAACCATAGGAGATATGCACATGCCGAGATGGATTTTCCAGACTGGCGGCAAGCAAGAATGATTGAGAAACGATTGTCATTAAAGTGTCCAAACATTTTTTCTTGATATGGATATAGATTAAAACCAACTAATCCATCATCAAGTGAAATAACTTTTACATAGTTTTCTGCAAAATACACTGGATCTTGCATGCACTTTTTATATTCTTTTAAAAGTTCTGGTGACCAAACTTGTAGAACACCATCTCTTTTCACATTTGGGTTACCTAGGTAACTATCACTTTGATTCATTATTCTTTTTCTGGTGTCACATCAATAAGTGATTCATCGTCACTTTGCATCATTTTTTGCAAATCAGACGTTGTTAAATATAAATTGTTTGTTGTACCAACTTGTTTTGGTTCATCATCTACTCTATTAATATCTTTTTGTTTTTTATTTAAATCCATTAATTTATCATTAACATCTGATATGTTTTTAATCATACCAGAAAGAACTTCATATGCCCTAGGATGCTCTGATTGCCTGGCAACCTCGATCATATCTTCCAGGCTTTCTCTACCCTTTTCAATTAGATCGTAATATGTTTGCCTAGAATAATCATAATCTGATTTAATATTTTGATCATCTGTCATTATACACTGCTGTCACTTGTCATAACTATTTCTTCTGTAAACCCAAAATCACTATCAGCGGTACCAAATGTTGATAATGGGTTTGGTGTTACAGTAACTCTTTCCAAATATATATCAGAATCGTTAAGACCTGCTTGCATATTGAAAATATCTATTTCAGACTTACGAATAACATTCTTATTCTCAATATCACCATAAAATTGTACCTTCATCTCAAATGTAAGAGTATAGATAATTGTACGTCTTTGTTCTAAAGCCCCTTCAAAATCATCTTGAAATGTAAGTCCGGTAATTGCAATAGGAACATCTTCTACAAAATTAGGATATGATTCCTTAAATGGAAATATTGACAAAGTATATTGAGGATTGAATGTAGGTAATATTTGTTCTACAAGTTGTAATGCATCATCTTGATTTTTTGCATAGATATTAAGAGCAAATCCAATATTATATGGGACTGGAGAATAAAACTTTTGTCTTTTTTCTACACTGGAACCTTTTGTATTAAAATTACTTACCTTTGCCAATTGTCTAGTTAGATCATATTGAATATCAGTAATTTCGAATGACATTCTAGGTAGTTTAATTGCTACTCTAGTATCATTTTCTAAACTAGGATTCTCTCTAATTCTATCTAAATATTTTTGCCTAGGAGCATATGCTAAAGGAACTTTTAACTGATTTAATACACCACCTGATGCATTTTTCCTGACAACATATAAGTTATTAAACAGTCTACCAAATATAGCAACCGACATACGTATACGTTCATGATAAAAATGACCACCAAACATTTAGTATAAAGCCACCCAAGCTGTACCATTCCAAAATACTGGATATGGAGTACTGGTTCCCTTTGATGCTGGATCCCAACTAACACCATCAGCTGTTGCAAACATTCCAGCTCTTAAGCCTAATCCACCTGTATCAGCAGAATCTGGTTCACTATTCTGTGGTAAAAGATACACTACATCATTAAATTGTCTTACAGAGCCAATTGAATGTGCTTGAGTACCATCAACATAATAGGTACGACCAGTTTTATTATTATGTAAAATTTTACCTTGAGCACCTTGTAAGGATAGATCTGAATCTAGATTCCATGCACTACTATCGCTACTGTATGCATATACATCACCACCAGCATTTCCACTTAGTGTTCCTCCAAAGTGATAAAGCAATTCAGACTGACCTGGAATAAAGGATATTTCTGAAATTGTTAAACCACCTTGACTCCAAGCACCATAGCCATATGGTACAGGACCAGCAAATCTTACAGTACGAGAGTCAGATAAAAGATCAAAATCCATATCTGTAATAGTATTTAATGCTAGGTTAGAACTAGAGAAATATGAAGTTCTTATAGTAATATTTCTTCCTGTCTTTTGAGTAAATATCAATGTACCATCAGTATATGTATCCCATCCGCCGGCGGCTGCGGCCGCATTGGCCGGCCCGGATCCGCCATTTGTTGCTGAAGTTAAGATTGCTTGATCTGATTGTCCAATATTATATACAAGATCCCAACTGGCAATGCCACCAATTCCACCATCGGTTTGTCTAACAGCAGATAAAGTGTGTTGTCTATAAGTTGCTCCGCTTCCTTCAGCAACAAAACCTATAACCATAAACCCAATATCATTATCAGTCTGAGTAGATGTAAATCTAGCAGTATGTGTGTAATTTTCATATGTATCTACAGAATAAAAACCAGTAGCTGTGCCTGTATTGTTTGGTTGTGATATAGTTCCCGAGCCTGAGTTATAAACCCAAGAATTCATTTCACTTGCATTAGCAGGATATACAAAACCAGAACTACTATGAGAGAATCTATTCCATGTATTAAACACTTCTTGTAATGTGGTAACGTCCGCAATTTCTTCGGCTAATTCCGCGGCAGTTTCAACGTATTTATTATTAACAGTTAATAGATAATCGGTTTCTAACTTGTTGGTATTATTAGTTGAAACAAAGTATTGTTGTCCAAGTTGTCCTATAGGTAATGCAGAATCAATTAACTGAATGGTTGAAGCAGAATCTGGTATTACTCCTGTTTTACTTAAAACAAAATCAGAATCAATTGCATTTTGAATGTAAACGTCAGTAATTTTACTTTGAATATATGATGCTGGTGCTCTAGCTTGAACATAACTAGCGTCTATTTCTCCTATAATAATAGATTGTACAGCCGCAGAATCGACACCACCAGCGCCACTTTGTCTTGCTTGAACATATGCAGAATCAATGAGTTGAATTGCATCTGCAGAATCGAAATCAGTTTTAGCTGCAATCAATCCAATGAGAGTATTATAAGCTGAATCATCATCATTCAATGCTGCAGCAATTTCATTTAATGTATCAAGTGTCCCGGGTGCACCGTTAATCAATGCATCAATTTTAGCAGTGACAAATGCACTATCAACAAAGTCATCAGTGCTATATGTAATTTGCCTAGCTTGTATATGTGCTGAATCAATTAAGCCTAGTACTTGAGCCGAATCTGGTAAAGCATTGATTGCGGCAGCATTAGCATTTTCTGCATTGGTAGCTCTTATAATTTCTGCTGCAATATCACTAGCATTTGAATCTTCAGCTGCAGTAGCTCTTGCAATTTCTGCCGTAAGTGCGTTGGCATTAGAAGCCTCTGCCGTAGTTGCTCTACTAATTTCAGTATTAAGATTGTTAGTAAGTGTCGTATCAGCCGCGGCTCGTGTTGAAATTTCACTATTAAGGTTGCTGGTAAGTGTATTTTCTGCAGCAGTTGCTCTACT